AGAATTTCAGACTTAGGCATGACAATCTTTGCGTCTTCAGAAGCAACTTCCTTCTTAGTGCCATACTGTGCAGCAGCAAGGTCAGTGGAAATCAGAGAGTTGGTTGCGCTAAATGTAGCCTTCTTTGCACGATACATTGTAGTAATAACTGCACCAATTGCATCGGTTACTTCCTCACCTTCAGCAGTACAGTTCAGAGAAGGGTCTTCCAGAGAGGTCAAACGCATAAATGCTTCATCTGAAGCAAGGTCGTATGAAACCAGATAACGAACTCTGTCCAGAATCATTTCGTTCTTATTAAACATATTCATTTCCTCCATTACTAAATCAATAAAAAAAGAACACCTAATCGGTGTCCTTAAATATCGCCAGCCCATTCTAATCGTGTTTTGTCGATTCCTTTAAGACTGGCAAATCCAGAATACGCTCCCTGTAATAACAGTTCGGCATCTTGAATTTTTCCTATTCTTTTGATGTTATCAAAGAATGTGCTTATTTTCATATTCCAAATCCTATCATCTCCACATTGTCCAGTTTTAACTGTTAGTGCAGAAATTAAAGGTTTAAGAATACTTTTATATGGTTTCATAGAAGCAGCCATAGCAGCATCTTTCGCATCTTCAATCAAATCCATTTTTGTACGTTCATTCGCTGGCATTTCATTGTTGCGTTTAAAACCATGTATTTTTCTAACAATATCAACTATTTGCTGATACTTTAATTCATCTATTGTAATGTCTCTTTTTTTGTCATACAAAAAAAGTCTGTCGTCAACATTTGTTTTGTATATTTGAAAATCTGCCAAATCAATATCTTTTAATATTAATTGCAATGGATTTACATGCATTTCTTGAATGTCCTCATCATCTAATGCAGCTAATTGTTTCTCATACTTTTCTGGGTCTGACTTCCAAATTTTATATACATTTTTTTTGCTTGACACCATCGGATAAATGAATTTTAGAAACAAGTCGTAATCATTAATTTTTGTATAGTCAATTTTAAGATATTCCCATAGTTGCCATTTAAAATCCGCTCCAACACCAGTTAACGTATGAACGGCATTAAAGTAAGACCTTTCACCAAATTGTTCTATCTCGTCAATTGTAGGAACTGTAACTATAATCTTATCATTTAATTTAATGTCACGACCTCTATATAAGGTTAAGTCGTCTATTTCGAACATTGTACACCTCATTCGTCAATACAACGTGAAGCGTTTAAATCCACAGTTTCAAAAATCATTTTTCTAAATACATAATCTTGTTGATATGAACCTTCAACATTAGAAACTAATGTAAGTTCTCCAATACCAAAACCATATTTTCCATTTAGCTTTTCATCAATTAATTGAGAAATATAGTCATTTCTGTTAGATGTAACTTTTGGTATATTATCAACAGCCATATGTTTTTCATGAGAAATAATCCATATTTCAACTGTTGGTTTTTTAAATGTAGTATCTGTTGACATATACGACTGTGGAATATGTACTTGTACTGTTATAAAAGTTATCACTTTATTTATTGTATGTGGATTTTGATGGTAATTAAAAATATGTGTATTAATTAATTTTTCTGGCGATACAACATCTGGACTATCAATTGCTTTCACTATTGCTTTGTCCTTAATAAGTTCTTTGATGATTTTCATTTTTGCAGTACCGATAATAGAACTGTTTGCCATTACAACAACGACTCCACTCTGATAATCAATTCTGAACGATAATTATCATTTATATCAGAAAGAACTAATTTAAATTCCTCATCGATATAATTATCATTATCAATTCCAATCTTTATGTGATTATCGTTCTTTTCAATTGTTAGTTGATTACGGAAGTCACAGATAACATCCCACTTAGGAACAATGTCTTTGATTTGAACTCCATAAGCATCATAAAATTTTCCTACAAAAATTTGAGAATCGCCGCCAGATTTTATTATTGTAGTATCATAAGAAATAATAGATTTATCAATAGAAACAGGAGTAGAATTATCTTTCTTGTTATCTTTAAAATCTACATAATCACAAATTCCTAAATCAATTCTATCAGTTTCAGGATTTAAAACATGTTCAAATAATGTAATTTTTACTAATCCCTTTTTACCATAACTATAACTTGTTGTGTCATTCTGAGTAACAATGAATACTGTTGGATTTTCTTTGTTCTTATCCAAAATAAATCTCTGAGGACTGCTTAAAACCACAGTATTTTCATCACATGGTAAAGTTATCATATGTTGAGAAGAGCCAATGGTAAATTGCTTATTTGACTGTTCACCTGAATTATATTGAGTAGAATTTATATCGTAACAAGGATATTCTAAAATAACCCCGTTCTTATTTTGCCATCTTAAAATCCAATTACATAAAGTAAATTTACCTTGCCAATGAATTCCATTAATATTGAACGATTCAGTACAAATTAAGTATTCATCAGCTATTGAATCGTAAATTATATCTCCAACGTTAATTTTAGTATTTATTAACGTCTGAAACTTAACAGTAACACCATTTGCATTTGAAAAAGACCTTTCGTAAAGTCTAATCTCCAATGTCTTTCTCTGATTATAAGAGTTTAAACCCAACTCCCATAAATAAATACCCAAGGAAAGTGACGCATCATCTTCAAAAACAGATATCAAAAACTCTTGGCTATTTTGAATGTTTTCATTCCGCAATGAATTACCACTGCGTTTCATTTTTTCATTGAATTTTTCTAAACATCTCATATGACGCGCCACCTTTCTATCTTATTTTAAAAATATATATTTTCAGATTTCTTATATCCAGAACTAAACCAAATATCTGCCTTTTTAATTCCAGTCCATGCATACCTAGAAATTAATGTTTCATTCTCTGCTAAATATGTTTTGTGCATAGACATCAATTTATCTAACATATTTGCATTACTAAATGCATTAAAGTCTTTTGAACTTAAACTAGCTTTCAATAATGTTGGTGTCCGTATATAAGTAGAATCAATGTATTCTAAGAGTGTATAATTACTAAGAATTTCAATTTCAACATCTGACAAGTCTACATTAAAACGCTCTAAGATATCATCTCTATCACTTAAATCTTTCCGACATACATGAAATTTTGATGTTGCTGGAATAAGAAAATCTCGTAAATATTCTCTTACTTCATCTGTACTCATCATTGGTATTTCATAACTACGAAATTTCGGTAAGAGATTTTCATATATTTTTTCATACGGAGTAGACATAAGTGATTACTCCTTTCATATCTATTACAGGAAAATCATCAGTTCGATATTCAGATGTTTTTCCAGAGCCTTGATAACAAAAGCGTCAGTAAGTTCTTCCTGTGCAATCATATCTTTAATCTTGTTTACAATCGCAAACTTCATACCATTAGGAGTATTGGAAATGGTATCTAAAACATTTTGAAGATTCTTTCTAGTATAATTTGTTGCATCCATCAAGAAATCATAATTCTCATATGTTTTAGTCAATCCAAATCTATTGATAACTCTATCGCATAATGGTTTAAGCCACATGTTTCTGAAATAGCCTTTATTATTTCTCCACATATTCTTTAAAGTTTCTACTGTCATAGGCTCTTCATGTCCTGCTTCATTCCATTCATAAAAGTCACCTGTGTGATTGTCCAAGTAACTAACATTAGGAATTAGAGACATGACCTGAATTTCATCGGTATCCATTAGTTTTTCTACAGATACCTTCTTATTTTTTTCTTCTGTTACAACACTGGCTACCGTAGATTCCTCTACGGTAGCCATATTAGCAGTTTTAGAACTTGTTCTTCCCATACATATCACCTTTCATTCTTTATTGCATGAATGTTTATTTGTTTATATTAAGCAAAAGAGAATACACCGAAATACTTTGGCAGCATCAGACCAATGCCGAAGCAAGTCTGAACCTGAATATCGACAGTCATATCGTTATTCTTCTTACCAGTAGTGTCCATATCGGAACGAGTGTCACCAATAAACTCCAGCTTAATGGGCTTAACGTCGCCACCCATAATAAACAGCTTATTGTCATCCAATGCCAACTCAAAAGTATTAGCTTTCAGAGTCTGAGGAATGACCATCAGCTTATTACCTTCCCATTCACCAATAGAGCCAGTGTTAGCCTTAGCTTCACGCTGAGACTCAGCAAACATTTTATCAGGGACAATCTGTGCAAGCTTACGCAGAGCAGACTTAGTACCAGCAATTGTCAGAGAAGCATAACCACCAGCAGCCTGAACCAAATCACACAGCTTACCAACAGCTTCTTCGGAATTACCATTGGCTGTAAACTCCTTGGGAACAGAAGCAGCAACATTCTGAAACTCAACATACAGTCTATCCTTGAAATACTTATTAAAAGACTTATAAATAACGTCTGTCAGTTTTTCAAGAGTAGTAATGCCCAGCAAGAAACGTTCCAGTTCCTCGTAGACATGAATATAAACCCACTCTTTAGGAAGAGTGAATTCTTCACCGCCGTCAAGAGCCTGACGGTTGGTGTCCCAGTGATTACCAGCAAAAGAAGCAACGGACAGCAGACCACCCTCAGAATACCAAGCAGTCAAGTCACCCATATAACGATTCTTCAGTTCGACAAACGCTTCAATAAATGGGCAATCCAGAATATCTTCAGAAATAGATACATTCACGATTTCTTCGACAATTTCAAACATAACAATGTGATTACGTCTGAAAGCTTGGAACAGGGACATACCCTTAAGAATATCGTTATTAATAGTATTTCTCAGATGAGCTTCAAGGTCTTTACGAGTTACCTTTTCACCATCAATATGACGAGCAAAATCATTTCTTGCCAAATCCAGAGTCAGGTCGAAAACCTTCATCTCAGATGTACTGAAATTATATTTAGGCATAATAGTTTCCTCCTTTTTCTAAAATTAAGCCATAGATTCGACACGGAGGTCATACATCTTACGAGTGTAACCATAGTTACGAACAGCTGTTTCAATCAGACCACCAAGAATACGAACCTTTTCAATCTTTGCATTCATAATTGCACCCTCAACAGGAGCGTCAGCGACAACCAGCTTACCAGTTGCAGCGTCAATAGTTGCAAACTTATCAACATTTGCATTTTCTCTGGTTTCAACAGTAAAACCTTCAATAGCAGTAGAGAATTTGTCGGTAGCCTTCACCACACGAACACGGAATGGTGTACCAGCCTTGATAATAAACTTATCTTTACGCTGATTAGTTCTACGGCAAGTATCTTCTGTCCATGCTGGTTGGTCTGCAACAACCACCTTTGCGCCAGCCTTATAACCAACAACAAAGTTATACAGGTCTGCACGACCCTCAATCAGTCCATCCAGATAACCGAATGTACCATTTTCAACGTCTACATCAGCAACAACATCCAGAATAGGTTCTGCATATCTAGTGCTACCCATGTTTGTAGACTCAAACACATTATAAATAGCCATATAAGTATCCTCCTAATTTATTTACGTCTAGCTACAGCAATACGACCATATTTTGTATCAACAAAGCCATCGTCATCATCGTTAATTACACCAGCAGTCATTGTAGTTGTGTTATTTCTTGCAAAGTTTGTCTGAGAAAGGCTCTTTCGTGCATACATAATCGCACACTGACTTTCAATTTCATTGACAGTCAGTTCATTCTTCTTTTCCTTTAACTCTGCAAATTCAGGACACTCACCAATTGCATCTTCGTATTTTGCAAATTCTGCATCCTTCTGAGCTTCAATTTCTGCTTCTTTACGCTTGTTTTCCTCTTTGACATATTCGTCAAACTTAGGCTTCATCTCATCGTATTCTGCTTGAATTTTGTCAAGATTCTCCTTGACAGTTGCATAATTTGTTTCAGCAGTTGCTTTCTCTTCTTCGGCTTTTGTTACTTTGTTATTGGCATCTTCAATCTTAGCAAAAGCATTACTTTCAATTTCTGCAATATGCTTACCGAAATCAAAACTACCTTCTAAGGTTTCAGTACCTTCAACATAATCTTCGTAACACAGCTTCTTTCTCTTTCCACAGGTGAAATCAATTTCTGCTTTGTCACCATTCATGGTAAATGGGAAACCGAAATAGTTATAGCCAGAACTTCTGTCAATAACGATTACTTCACTATCCTGAATATCAACCGCATAATAACGAGGATAAGAATAACCCCAATTATCAGTAACAGTCTCTTGTTCTTTTACCATCGTGGAAATATCTTCAAACTGCTGCAATACAGTCTGAGCAAAGTCAGTAGTTTGTACTGTATTAGGCATAGTCTCAATACCTCCTTGATTTTTTTCATTCACCAATTTGGTGAAAGCTGTAAATTTATCGTTTAATTCACTTTGAAGACCCTTAAGGAAATCATTCATAGTAAACTGAACTTCATTAATTGCGACGTTTGCATCAATCATAGCTGGTTCTACACCCTCACCAAGAATGCAACATCCATCAAATCTAAATTTCGTAAAATGGAATACCCCATCGTCATCCTCATAACCTTCTACTGATGAAATTTCCAATTCCATAGATTGACCTTTTTCTGTGTCTCTTTCTACAATGTCAATACTGTCGTCAAACTTTGTCCACAGTAATGCATCAACTTGTAAGAAATCTCGCTCTTTTCCATCTGAACACATTTTGGTAATCCATCTTGGATTACATGATTCAGGAATAACACCATACGCTCTTCCTATATATTTTTCTTCGACACCATTTTCAGTTCTTGTTAAAATATGCTCATGACCTTTAAAGTCATTTTCTTGTGTTGTTTTATTGAATCTAATGAAACCTAAAACAGCAGTATTTTTAATTGAATCAATACAAGAATCTACGATTTCCTTCTCAAAAAAACTTCCGTTAAAATTGAGTCCAGTATGCATAACGTCAATCGTGATATTTAAAAATCTTGTGTCTTTATTAGAAAATTCACCATTAACAGAAAATGTAGAATGCAATGTGGCTGTCATTTTATTCATACAACCACTCCTTATCTAAACATTTACTCAAAACAAAAATTTCTTCTTTTCTTTTTCCCATAGCTGTAAATTAAGTTCAATTGACTCGTCATTTTCAAAAATATAGACCGTGAACCAATTAGATTCACGGTCTTTTTTACTTTCTATTAATTTAGAACCATGTTCAATTAAAAAACGAGCCAATTGTTTTCCTTTACAGAAAAACTTATTATCGCTCATATTAACACCTTATTTATCATTCTTATCACCATCGGCTGTCTTTTCACCTTCAACATCTAAAGTTTTTCCTTTTGATGCATTTGTTGGTCTTCCAGATTCAGACAAGGTGTCATTATAAGTAGAACTAAGTGGTATAAAGTTATTTTTGAAATCAAATATATCATTATGAACAATATAAGAGCCTAACATCCTAGATGGAGTCATATCTAATGACGCAAGCCATTTATCAATAACTGTTGCACCTAAAGTACAAGCTTCCTTATATCGTTTAGAAACATTGTCTCGATTAAAAATAGTAATATCTAATAAGTAAAAATGAAATTTATAAGCAGCTTTATTATATCTTCTAACTTTAATAAATCTGTTTATCCATCTTTCAAATTGTCTATATAGAGCATATATAAATCCTGAATCATTTTCAACTGAAAACGTAACAGCAGTTCCAGAAGACGAACCATTAAACAATTCTCTTGTTAACCCAGATGCATCATATAAGGAATCCATAGCATCTGAAACATTGTTTCTAGTATTGCTTGAATCCTTAAAACTAATTGCTTCACCTTCAGAACCTAACGTATGAATAATACCTATATCATCCGTCATGTTTTCTTTGTTAATTTCCGCAAAAACACCCAATGTTGCTGGCGTAAGTAATGGTTTGTCAATAGTTGTTTCATCAATAGGAACTTTAATCATAATTGCTTTATAATTATCAGTTCTAGCAGATTGTAATTTAAGCTTTTTGTAAATATCCAAATCTAAAATATCTTTAACTAAACTAATTAGTAGTGGATATGGATATGTAAATTGAAAATTCAATTTTAAGCAAATTTGTTTATCTGATGGTGGTTCATACCAATTATTTGTCTTTCCATCATTAAAATCTAAAAATGCTTGCTGCACATAATCTGGATATGCTTGCAACGTATTAGGTTTTATAGCAGATAAATCAATAATGTAATTATAAATACCATCTTGCACTTCGTACAATTTGCAAATTTTATAATCAATTCTCTGTATAAAAAAATCATGTTGATTTTCAAAAATCAAACCACAATAAATATCTTGGAAAGGAAGAATGTCCATAATTTTTGAAAATTCATGTTTTAGATTCATACTCTCTAATTTTGCAGCAACATTACAATATGACTTTTTAATTGCGTCTTTCTTTGCATTTTCTTTTACGTCATACAAATCAATTCCCCAACAGAACAAAGCCATATTGCTGTACATTTTATTCATTCTATAATAGTGCGGTGAGATTCGCATTAACTCATCGGACACACTAAGTAAAGTTCTCCATCCACTTTTAGGATATTTCAATGCTTCTCTTGCATCTTCTATTTTAACACAACCAATATAACCAGTATCAATAATATTAGTTTTTAAACAAATATCTCTAAACATAAGTCGCTGAAAAGAACGCCAGTCAACTTGACTTACATCACTAGCTTGTTGGAATTTCTTTTCATCTTCGTTATATAATTGCTCTGAATAAATAGGAGCATACTTTTCAGAAGTATATTTCTTTTTTACATTAACCTTATTCCGCTTTCCGCTCAATGAACCTCACCTCCTATACTTATTAATATGTAATAGGTCTTTTATTTAAATTTCTTAGCATACTAGCATAATTAGAAACATTAAAATTATTTTTAGGTTTATTTAGCATTTCTCTTTCAAGTTGACATTGAACCCAATAGTTATACGCCAAAGAACTATATCTATCTTTACGCATACCACTTTTTTCCGTAATTTTAATATTCGTTCCCTTTATTTCATGCTCAAGACTAATTAGTTCGTATACTAAAAGTGTTGTTTGTATAAAAGGCATTTTCAGTTGTAGTTGTTCAAATGGCAATAATTTATTAAAGTTCTTGTATTTATCTTTTAAAAGTTCTTCAACTTCAAATTCAGAAACTAATAAATTAATTTTTCCCTTTTGAAATCCACTTCTTAATAAAATACACGCTTCATTATTAAATGAAGCGTTCGCTTTAATAGACCATATTACCTTTTTGGCATTGTCAACCTTACATCTTTCTGCCATTATTTTATCATTGCAACAAGACAAAGCTTCGTACATTTCACCAGTTTCATAATCAAAGATATCTCTGATAAGAGCATCATACACACCTAAACCCTGACCATTTGTATCTATAACTAAATCTGTGCATTTGTACCATTCATACAAACGTCTAACAATTAATGCCAATTCATCTGTATTTAATCCTTCATGATTTTCTAAATAAATAATATTAGAAATATAATTGTTGTTGTTCGTTGGTATTGCACTATTAATAATAATAGAACTGGCGTCATTTTTATTTTTTTTCGAAGCCATTAATGCAACGTCAAGAGACAGTATTCGTCTTTCGTTAATTGCCAAATCAGGTATTTTTTGATTTTTAATACCTGTTATCGATGGTGGATATAATGCTGTTTGAAGTTTTCTTCGTTGAGAAACGTCGTCAAACGTAAAGAAAGCACCATCAGTATCTCCAAACCATAATGTTTCCATTTCCATAAGAAATTTCGTTTCATCAAAGTCAACTTCAGACATTTCGTCTTCAATTTGTTCTCTTGATAACAAATTTTCTTTTATGGAAATCTGATATGGTAAGCCACAAATAAAATACTTTTTCGTGTCATCTAATAGATTCACTACATATGCTTTTGCTTTATCAAAAGACCAATGGCTTTTATACCAAGCAGAACTCATATAGATTTCTTTATTTCTTTCTAATAGATGAGCATATTCAGGGTTATTTATATAAGCTGGTTGTCTTGGTGCTGTTAAAAAGCGTTTCAAAACTGTATTAATGGTATCCAAGTCAACCATTCTAAATTCATCAACAATAAGAATATTAGCACGACTACCACGACCACTATCAGAAGCGGTAACAACTTTAATCCAAGAACCATTATGAAATTCAATAACAGCTTTATTTGTACCAACTATATAATAAGAGATTTCACGTTTTAAATTTTCAGAACCCCAACCATAGTTCTTCATAAAATCTTCTGTAATCTTTGACAATACTTCATTGGCTTGTGGTCTTGTTGCAGAAGCAATACAAATTTTGGTTTTAGGGAACAATATACATCTAACTACACAAAATAATGCTGTTAGCCAAGTCTTACCTTGTCCACGAGCAGCAATATACATAAAGTAGTTATTATGCATCAATGCATATAAAAGTATTTTTTGAAATAGTTTTAGATTAACATTCAAATAATCTTTTACTAATCGATGTGGATTATATCTATAGAAACTAGCCCAATAAGCTACACCTTCCATTATTCTATTTGACTTTTCGTTTGCAATTTGTTTTTCTGATTTTTTTACTGTAGACTTTGTTTTAACGACAGACATATTTAATCCAAAGAGCCATTTCCGAAAATAGCATCAAATAAAGCGGAGCCATCTTCATTGTCGTTATATTCTGGTTTTTCCACAGTATACTTCTTCATAAATTTGGTATACAAATTTGATATTCCATTCTTTAAACCCATCATTTTTGCTAAATGACCTTTAAAGAAAACATCAATGTATAAACCAATTCTATCTACATCTTGCAAACTTTCATCAATTTCTGGAAGTGGTCTAGTAGTTTCCCATTTATCAATTAGAGTACCTAACGTTTGCGCATCAGAAATAGTTTCTCCGTGGTTTTGTTTTGGTTGTAATTTAGCAGCTTCTAAAAGTTTCAATAAAGAAGCATCTAAATCTTTTGTATCTTCACCACGTTTTGTTGCATTGTGAATCTCTAATTGCTTAAAACAGATTCTTTTAAAGATTTCTTCCTGTGTTTTCGTTTCGCACTCATGTCTTGTAGTCCAATCTATATATTCTCTATACAAATACAGATAATCATCATTGGAAAAACCATTTCCAAATATACGTGTTGCACTCTCAATGTCTTCTCCCTGATTTTTATCCTCTTTAGAATACATAGAAATTGCTAAATCTTCATTTTTATTACTTATATATTTATCATGAATTGTTGTATCATAGTTTTTATTTCTATACTGATACAACTTTATTTGTTTTATGTACAGAGAAAACGGAGTTGCATTTACCTTACCAATAAACTCTTTAACATGTTTATCATAAATACTATCTTTATAATAAATATCTAAAACCATACATAGTTTTTCTAAGGCTTTTCGCTCAGGATTCAAGTATCCTTCTCTTTTATATTTGTTTAGGTATTTATCATAAAAATATTCAATACAATCCTTACAATATGGTACTTTACCTGTTGCTTTATGTAATTCACTATCTGAATCATAAAAAGTTTCTGTATCATATGATTTTCCGCAACACAAACAATACAATGTTGTTGGCGTTGCTATTTCTTCGTTTTTCTTTAGCGGCTTATTTCCTCTTTTGCCCATGCCAACAACACCTTTCTATATAAACAAAAACCCAGCGTGTAAAAACACGCTGGTATCAATCGTTATTAAATTAAAACTTTACATCATACAAACATTCTAATCCACCATCTGTAACAACAGAAATGGTTTGTTCAGGTCTATTTTTTAATCTCAAATCCATACAATAATTATCACTACCAGACATACATCCAGATTGAATCACTTTCGTATCATAAACAGTAGAATAACCATTTGTATGTCTGTGACCCATATAAACCAAATGAGGTCGCATACCAAACATCAATGTAAATTTCTGAACAACATTATTTGGAGTATCTTTATCTCCATGTGTAGCCATAACTAAATGATTGCGCACACTAAAAATAACAATAGACTCTTCAATATCATTCTTATTAAATACAATATTTTTATGATTCTGTAATTTCGCTTCTAAAAATGGCAAAATCAAATGTTCAATGTTTTCTCCCTTTAAAGAATCTTCTTTCTTAGGAGAGATTCTTCCGTGATTTCCGGGGCAAACATATACATAAACATTTTCAAACAAATAACTAAGTTCAGATAAAAATTGACTGGTATAATCAGTAGCAAGCAAAAATTGTTCAATGAGATTTTTATTATTTTCAATACGAAGTTCATTATGAATAATACCACTAACTAATTCAGAAATAACAACGTATACATTTTGTGACTTGTGTCTTTGCATTACTGTTGTAATTTTCTTCAAATAATTATTAAATCTATCTTTAAGTATGTCTTCGTTAAACTTATTAAAGTAATTGTCAATTTCAATACCAGCATGAACGTCCATCAAAGAAATAATAAGGTCATTCTCTTCGGTATCCATACTTGTAATTACTTTAGAACAGTCGTATTCTAATGGCTTTGAAACATAGTCTGATATTGTGCGTAAGAATTGTTCTTTGTAGCTTTCTTTACGAGCTTCTTCACGAATAACTCTACTTAATTCATTTCTTTCGTCACGAATCTTTACAGTCTGTTTCGCTAATTCTAATTTTTGCTCTTGTAATTCCTGAATATATCTATCTTCAGATAAGTCATTAAAGACTCCTGATTCAAAAAATTTCTTTGCATGTTGATATGGTCTACGATAAGCAGCTTCAGACAAAGGTCTATCATCGTTATTAAATTCACGATTCATAATATTGGCAATTTCATCCCAACTTAAATCTATCTGTCCATTATCTTTTGCTTGACCTAATCTCCAAAGAAACTTTTCTTCATTTTCATTTTCAAGTTTCTTTAAATCCATTTTACTTACCTCTGCAAAATAAAAAGCTGGTAGGGTAATACCTACCAGCTAAACTTATTTATCAACTATTTTATTAATAAGTTTTGCAACAAACTTACCAACTTTAGAAGAGAATGGTTTCTTCACAACAATTCCTTCAATAATATCATCTGTTAATGTCCAACATTCCTCAATTGGCATACCATAAGGAACAATCATAGTTCCATGATTACCCCAATCTTCTCCCCATGAATTCTGAACTTTCCAACCAATCTCATTCCATCCATAAATAAACATGCAATGACCACCAGCACTGCCTTGATAAGAAGTTGTCAAAACTCCATCAATCACTTCCATATCATCATACCACATCATTGCGATAAGAACTGGATTGCCAGCAAGAATAGAAGCTTTAACTGCATTCACTGTATTCACTCTACAATATTGACTAATTCTATGAGGATAGCCTTGTTCGAAAAGTTTGTCTTTTTCCAAATCATAAAGAGTAATTGCAAGAGGAACTTCAACGTTATCTAAAGCAAATCCTTTTAAGAATTCACTCTTAGGAACGTCACCATATTTTCTAACAACTTCAAGTGCATCTCTCATAACCATACCAGAACCATTATGCTCAGATGTACTACGATTGCCATAAATATATCCAATACTCATTTCAGTAGGGTCATTATTCTGCACATTATTATAATATTCGATAATACTAGATAAAGAATGTGCAACACAAGAACCAACATTACCTTGATTCTTAATTCTAACAGTCTTTAATTCAAATTCATTAGGGAACTTTGCAGCAGATGCAGTATAAACTGCTTGATAATCTCTTACATCAGTACCCGAAAATATTGCACCCATTGCACCTTGCATACAATCATTCCTTTAAAATTATTATGGAGCTGACGACAGGAGTCGAACCCGCAACCTATTGATTACAAATCAATTGCTCTGCCAATTGAGCTACGTCAGCATATTTGTATTCATTCAATTCAAGTTTCTAAATTATCAGGTAAAGCAAAAAGCTGTGGGAATTACCCACAGCATATTATGATATCCACGACCATAATACTGCACTACTCTTGTAATGCTGCTTACCACATTAATAATTACATATGAGCATACATCAGAACGCAAGATTCCTTGAAGTTCTCATACAGTATCTTCAGAAACTTCTTCATTGAATTTCACCTCTTAATTAAATTATCGGCAAGTAGGTTTGCCAACCGCACATAACACTATGCCATTTGCTCAGGTGGTGATGCTATGGGGATTCGAACCCCAGTTATAAGAATGAAAATCTTATGTCCTAGACCTGACTAGACGATAGCACCATATTTTGTTTGACAAGCTGCGCTTCACTTGTTTTTACGAACCAAACTAATCCGGTCAGATAACGTGCCTGACTCGTAAACTGACATTACGCAAATGTATTTGTATTTTTGCCCCATTTTGGGTTTGGCGATTCGTGTAGGGCTTGAACCTACGACCCACAGATTAACAGTCTGTTGCTCTACCAACTGAGCTAACGAACCATATAAAAGAAATTGACTCGGAGGGTTATTGTAACTTTACACCCCAAGTTCTTTGAATCTGTTTACACAGCCTGTAATCTTTCAACAGGAGACTTTTTACCTCGGCTACCCACGCCATTTGCGCCAATTTCTTTTTGGTGGGAAGGGGCAGTATCGAACTGCCCTCGTCGGATTTTCAGTCCGCTACACATCCATCTATGTCACCTTCCCATATGTAGCTTTCTTTGAGAAGTAAGCTATAAAACTTCAAGTATTTGAGTTTAACCTTTTCAAACCAAGGAATCAGTTATATTTCAACTAAATATTTCGATGTATCGAAACCTAACTGATTAACATTAAATTTTGTTCTTAATGTAATTATTGATGCATTTCCAGCTTCTCGTAAATCTTTCATTGGAATAAGAAATAAATTCTTGTTATTATCTGCACAAAATAATAAATCTAGTGAATGGTTTAGCACATTATCATACACCTTACCATTACTACCACCACAAAAACGTAAACTTATTTCATTTGTTTTGCTTCCTGTAAATTTACATTGAACTGTTTGCATTACTCCATCTTTTTCTACAATCATATCGTACCATTGTGTATCATTAATTGGTAAACAGACTGTATATCCATTAGAACCGAAATAAGCAATCGCCAAACTAAAACCAGCACGACCCTTATCTTTATTTGTTTCTGTAATCATATAATCAACTCCTAAAATAAATAAAAGAGCGATTATACACTCTATTTAATTTTTTGGTGGAACTAAGGGGACTTGAACCCCTAACCTATTCCTTGCAAGGCAGATGCTCTCCCAACTGAGCTACAACCCCATATATAACATAAGGTAGGACTCGAACCTACAGTGAGCTTATTCGTCTTTACTGTTTTATGCTTATCTCGCTTCTTCCTGTCTTTTTCAAGGACTGTATACAATTACTTCCAGCACTTATGTTAATACTCATAATTTTACGGCATTATGAAACCATCTTTGGTGCTTGTGAGAGGATTTGAACCTCTATCTACTGCGTTATCAGCACAGCCCCTAAACCACTTGGGTACACAAGCATAAGTTACTATTCAGGTTCAGAGTTCATAGAAGTTTTAACCTTCATTGGGGTATTATCCCATGCGTTCCGCACCTGTAATAGTAATGGCAGTTTGTAGGGGAGTCGAACCCCCATCATCGGAGAGACAGTCCGATATAATAACCGTTATACCAACAAACTATATTTTTATTTTATGGCGGAGAGCTGAGGTGCCGACCCCCATGCGGCTACTAACCGCACCAACTGTTTTCAAGACAGTGTTCACAGCCGTGTGAATTAACCCTCCATATCTGGTAGAAAGCGTGGGAGTCGAACCCCTATGCTTGCTCCCAAGGCAAGCGTGTTTCCGTTACACTACACTCTCTATATAAAGCCAGATTGCCGTAGCACATCTGACTATGAACATATATTAACAATACAAATATTTCCACTTGTATCCATATGCAGTATTTCTATTTCCTTTACATACTGCTTCAATATGACCACTTGATGTTTTTCCTAAAAATCTATATGCATCTCTAATAGAAGAAAAAACTTTAATAACCGAATTAGTTTTAATATCCAACATTGCAATAGATTTAAATAATGACTTTATTCCAGCTTTATGTCTTTCAGAATCAGACGCAATATCTTCTAAAGCGATTCTTATAGTGTCCATACAATATGATGTTATTTTTGAAATCTCAGCCATATTCTTATTGTCGTTCCATAAAGCTATTATTAAATCATAATCAACATACGCTTTTCCACTTCCACCAGTAGTCGCATTATATCCATACTTAAAGGAACGTAATTTTTCAATCCAATATTTTTCTCGTTGTTCTAATTTATCATCAGAACATTCTTCTAATATACTAATATCAAAATTCTCTTTGCCATATTTATTTATTGCTTTATACAATGGTCTATCTGTAAAACGTTTTGCATCTCTACAATGTTCTTTAAAACGTTCTGTTGGATATCTTGTAGTTGCACCAACATATATTTTATTATTTATTTGATTTGTAATTTTATAAATGTATGCCAAAACTAATCAACTCCATTTAAAATTTGGTTGCGGAGAGTCGATTCGAACGACTAACCTTCAGCTTATGAGGCTGACGAACTACCAATTGCTCTACTCCGCAATATTCATATAGTACGAAGTGGGACTTGAACCCACATCTTCCATACTAGCTTTCATATACAAATGGATATTTTCATTAAACTACTCGCACATATTTGTTGACTCCATCTGGATTTGAACCAGAATCTTCCCATAATTGAACGAAACATTCTACTTGAACTATGGAATCGAAAAGTGCTACCCTATTGGACAGCACAATTAAGAAAGGTGTAAAATGAATGAAAAGAAGTGACCACATAAGCGGTCTATATATAGACAGCGAAACGCTGAGTATATAGCATGTCAAATAGCATAACTGGTGATTTTCTCACAATAACTTCTTGTAATATTGGCTTTTGGTTTAATCTTACTTTCTGCAATAATTACATTACCAGTTAAATTATTCAAATGCTTTTTTTCTGGAACATATACTGAATCAATTGAAATACCTTTAAATAATCTTACAGATACATCAACTTGTGGTGATGCAGTAGATAAAATCTTTACCAGATTGTCTTCCAGTGCATTATAAACAGAACGTACAGTATCTACGTCTTTTCTACATACTTCTGCTATTTTCTTAATTAGCATTTCTTTAGTGTATGTTGTTTTTATTTTTTCTTGATTACGCATCTTTCTCACCTCCACCTGTATAACATATCAAGGTGTTTGAAAAATGACTTATCATAGGACTTGTTTCCCAATTGTAGATATTTCAAATTTCAAAAATCACCTTGTTTTTATGTTGTTTTAATTTTTTGAAAAATCCGAAAATACCATATAAATAAGGTAATTTCTCAAATAATTTTGGTTGCGTTACAATCATTTGCCCCTATATCTCTGTACTCTTAATCTTGTCTGCAACCTTTTATATTCTGCATTACAAGAGCTACACCTACAGCTTTTGTTGTCTTTAACATTTACTTCAAACCATTCACCACAATCAATACACTTAACATCTTTATTTTGTAGTTTTAAATGTTTTTGAAGATTTTCCAATAAATAATCTCCATAACATAACCAAAGTATCATTTTATGTTTACTATTTCTTATTGAATATAGAAACTTTACAAGAATATCTGCAATCTCTCTATCTGTATATCCAAACTGAGACAACTCATCTTTTATTTCTACAATAATTCGTTTATATCGTAAATCTTGTTTTATCTGGCAGTTCTTTAATACTTCAGAAGAAAACGCTTTGTCTGTTTGTGCAGCGTCATTAATTGCAAGACTATATTTTTTACTAAGCTCACAATACTTAACGATTAATGGGTCTGATTGTTCTTTAATTAGTTTTCCTCTATCTGTAAATTCCACATTAAAATCAATATTGGGATTACTCATCATCAAAGTATGGTCTACCTTGTCCAGACCAAGACTACGACAATTAATACGGGGATTTGGAATTATACTGTTCAATCGATTGACAAAACAATTATTTATTTCAGACACTTGCCATTCTTCCTTGTCTTTGGCAAATTTGAAAAAATAGGGAACATTTTCTTTTGTGAATGCAGTTACAAGTTCCCTAACGAATTTAGGACGTTCAGGCATATATAACGTCTTTGCTCTGTCTATAACGAAGTTATTTTCCATAACAAGTAATTTAATAACATCTATTGCTTGTTGCTTCTCTTCTTCAGAGCCAGAAACAAAAACTTCGCTATTCCATATCTTAGAAATATTGTTACTGTACTGACCAATATTACTTCCTGTAAAAGCAGCGTTTAATCCATCGTAAATTGTTGCATTGCTTAATTGTACAGGAGAAGCCTTTTTCATGTTGTAATACAAAGGAACAATACCTTGCATATTTCTCTCAGCTACTTCAATAATTGTTTTATCGGCAACAACTAAAGACTTGTCACCATCAACGTCAAATTGAAGAATTTTACTTATCAAATCATGAGAGCTTGTATAAATTGCGTCTGTGCAAAACCACTTTCTAATTTCTTGTTGCTTTTCGTTTTCTCTACATGCCGTATTTTTACGAATTGCATGTTCCCGATATAAATGGGGACTTCTAAGACAGTCTAACTTATTACTCTTCCTGAACAACCAACAAAATACTTCTCCGTCATTTAATAACCCTTCAGGATTTTCAATTCCTAAAAACCAATGTTCACACGCTGCATAAAAATCTGGCAACAAGAAAGTATACTTTCCATGAACTCTAAGTTTGCCAGCTTTATATCGCTTTATCATGCTATCTTTCAATTCCCTTAAATATGATTTAACATATTCGTCGTTTAAAAGATTTGGATACAGTTCAATTGCTTTTTGAAAAGAGGTTTTGTTTGTGTTATATGGTGTAATACCAAAAGTATGTTTAATACTTTCAACTGAAGAAGATATATTTTCTAATCTATCAATAGAGGAATTTGCTATTTTCAAAATTTCTTCTTCAGTAATATCCGTTAATGTCTGAAGCATTTGATAATTAATGGTAGCATCTTTAATTCTATCTTCTTCAATATTTGTATAACCAGCAGTACATCCATACTGTTTGTAATATTGCTTATATTGCTCCCAAGATTGATAATACTTGTACATCTTAAATTGAGACTTGGTAAATATAATCTGAATTCCCTCAGCAATAACATCATGTTCTTGACCATATATGTCTTTGATTATTGGAGAACAATTATTTTCTTCAATAAATTTCACATAATCAAAAACACCAAGCAATCCTTTAACCCATGGCAAACGAACCATCCGATTCTTTCCCATACAAGGCAGCATCATTCCAGCACCATCTGTATGAGTAATAGGAACATAGTCAGACACCCGTTTAATCGAATAATCAACGTCATCTACCAAATCATATGTACCCCATACATTCGTCTCAAAATCATCAATTACGATAGTTTTATCAATGTCAAACTCTTCCCAAACATCTGTTGCAGAATTAGACAATGCCATATATGCCAGATGTTTATTAGGATTATTACCTCCAAGTTTATTAATCGAATCAATTGTCAGTCCACACATAATCGTTTTTTCATATGCTTTCCACACAGATTCTTTAATAAACACTGTTTTCTTAGTTCTAATTTGACCAGCAGAAGAAGTAAAGTATATATACTTTTCGCCTTTATACATGAAGCCATGATAAATCAAATCTTTAATTACATCAAAGTAGTACACCTGAACCACCATAAAGTCTTCACATAAAGTATCTGGTTTTGCTCCTATCATTCTTGTGAAAGAAGAATCAAACACAGAGATTATATTTTTAGACGAAACCTGATTCTCATTTAGAACTCTAATATGATGTTTACCTTCTGTTCGTATATTTTCATTTACCTTCTTTTTTAAAAATTCCAACAGGGTATTTTTAATATCTTTGATTTGATTATTTTTTAATGCTATTAGTTCTTTGATTTTAAAATATGCCTTACATAAGAACTCTACGTCTTCAGCATCATCTCCATGAAAAGCATCAAAATCATAATTATTATTTTCTACCAAGAATAAAATATCTTCATCAATTCCAAAATCACGAAGCTTACTTTCAATTTCTTTTCGACCAATAATTCTTCGTTTCGTTTTTCCATCTGCACTGACTTCAGTATATCCATCAATAAGTTTTTTTCTCTCAATTTTAATTTTATGATTCAACCAATGTAACTGAGCTTCCTTCTTACTGTAAAAATTGCCTGTGTCAACAGAATAAATCTGAATTTGTTTATCAAGCAATAACGTCACCTTCTCTTCTTTTCATTCTTTTAAAATGAAACCTTATTTGTTCACAAATTAAATAATAGATTCATCAAATAAATCTTCTCCGTAAGTTTCATATAGATATTCACAATAATCATCGAAATTATCACCATTGGGAATATCCTTAACTCCTGACCGAAATAGTCTTCTGTCTTCAGGAGGATAAAAATCTTTTTCACTCAATACATAACTATTAATTTTATCGTAGTATCTAGCAATTTCTTGTGTTTGCTCTACTGCCGTATCAGTAAGCTCTCCATTCTCACCGATAGTAGAATGGTTCTGTAGTACATTAATCTTTTCCATTTTAATCTTCTCCTTTCTTTAAAAGATTTAGTTTTTTCTTTTTGTTTTTTACTTCTGCCAAATAATAAGAACTTCCTTCTGCAAGTAAATATTTATCTTCACGTTTATATGCATTACAAAATAGAGTGCGGTCAGTTCTCCATTTATTGTCAACCTTAACTCTTGGTAGAGATTCAAAATAAATCAACCCAAGTTCAAACAGAACATTTACAGCATTAGAAACAACTCTCGAAGACAATCCCAAAGCATCAGCTATTTCATAATAAAAACAATCATATGCTTCTGGACATCTTAGTCTTCTTGCGTTAACATCATTTTCGTGCTTCCTAAATTTATCTGAATTTATTTCTTCAGGAAATAACCTATTTCTTCTTTTGTATATCATCATTCTTAAATAAGCAAATACCAGAAGAATGGTATCCACATTATTGAATGTGTCTTTAGGATTTGGATTTTTATAATTGATAATCTTTTGAAGCTCATCTATATAAACAATTGCAAACCTGTATTTATTAATTTGCTCAGAAATTTTTTCGAAGTTAATTCCAACGTTCATATAAGATACATTAGATAAATCTGACAGAAGTGTTAAGTACCCCTCCCCTATTAGGTTTTCAACCAAATGAAAAATTTTGTTGTTTATACCATTAGCATGTCTATCAACTTTTCTATTCAACCACTTAACAACACTATTAACTGAAAACTCTACCATGTTATCTAAACCTCGTTTAACACAAAAGAAAGAAAAAACAGATATACGTTTTTCATCTAAGTCCTTGTCAAGAATAATCTCTGCTGGTATAATAAAATAATTACCAGATATAGATTTCAGTTCTATAGGAGAAGGATATTCTAGTTTCTCTACATTATCAATTTTACTCACCTCCAAACCTCAAAATATGCCGACCACCCACTCTCAGCGTGGGTGCTTTTTCAAAAAGTACCCCGACCACCCACTCTCAGCGTGGGAAATGCGACATTCATAACCAATAAGAGAAATATCCAATAAGATAATATGCCCTCTGACGAGGGCAGCTTCTCAAATCTGAAAAATATCATTCAAGACACAAAATACACTGTAGGGGATATTACAGAGTTTCTATACGAGAGCTTTTCTTCATTGTTAAGCTTATTATATGAAAAACGTTTCTGATAGTAAACCAAATTTCAAATTATTCTTACAATCAGATTACAAGACATAAAATATCCTAAAAATTAGAAGGTTTCATAGTATAACGGTAAAATTGTAACGGTAAACCTCCAAATATTGATATAAGAATGTAGCGAAATAAGGATAGAATTTTTGTGCATAGAATTAAGGTCATTTTATGAATTTTGTAAGTATTTGAGATTGGTATTTTGATATAGGATTTTTGCTATATGAGATAGATACTTGAATAGATTTTGGGATGTAAAATGAGAGAAATTTAGATAGAATTTTGTAATTTAGGGATATTTTAAGTTAATTTTGATGGGTTTTAATTGATTTTGTTTGGTTTTTACGGTAGTACCGAATTTTTCACCGTTCTTTTTCGAAGGAAAAGTTTGAAATTTGGAGTGGAAGTTTAGAGAGATTTGGGGATTTGAAGAGATAGGATTGGAGACGGTTGGGAGAAGAGTATGGTTTTAGATGTATCAGACATCATGTTGGGGTGAAATAAAAAACGACTAAAAAGTTTTAATATAGCCCCCTTTCGGCGGTAAAAATATTGAATTTGATATTGTATAATTTTTTCAAATTCATTTTTTAGAAAAGTACCCCCGTCAAGGCGTTTTTTAATACAAGTGTATTTGTATTATGCAACTGTGTTTGATGGTCATGTGACCACGTGTTATGGTTTTGCATTTGTTAGTTACGGTTTTTCGATTTGTTTTACTGTTGCCAAATTGAAACAGTTATAAAATATGTAACACTATCACCAAACCCCACAACACACTCCCCTAACCCTTTCCCATAGTTCCAAAACCCCATATCGTAATCAAATAACCGCTCTCTCCAATATCCCAAACCCTTACACAAGTTTTCCAAAACCCTTATGCACTCCATTCATTCTTTCATGCATTTTATGTCTTCCTACCACTTACACCGTCCCCCTTCTACATACATTTTAACTTTTAACCCACTTATTTACCATCTTTTGCCTCATTTCCCGGCGTTTTACAAACTCATCTTTGCATATTTAAAATGCATAACTGAATACTACAACCCGGTGGTATCCTTATACCCCTAAAACACTTTCGCCCGTTACAAGCCCACCAGAAGCCCCACAGACCTATGTCTTCAATAGGTAATACATAGTTAATACCTTTGTGTTTCCTATGTGTACACTATTTGTTACCCATCTGTTACCATGGTACACCATAGCAAACACAGACACCACAGCAAGCCCACAGAAGCCCTTACACGCCCTTTTCCCGTCAGAGTACCACAGACCCAACCCAGACGACACAAGCCCACCAGAAGCCACAGAGAACGCCCACAAACCGCCCAAATTTAGAACCTAACACAGCCGAAATTATACCGCCTGAAGCCCGTCAGAAGCCCCACAACGGGCGATTATCTGACAGCCAATAACAACCCCGTTTCCAGTTGTCGCCCATTTTGCGCCCATCTACAGCCCACTTTGTAACCATGTTTTACATGTATATAACTGCTAAATATTCATTTATTCAAACGACTGCATTCATTTATTCACTGTCAACATATTTTTCAAAAAATTTTATTTTCTTTTTTGTATCATTTTCAACTTTGTTATTAAATATTCATTGCACAAATACAACTGTATTTATTTGTATATGTATCATTTTCAACTTGTTTTTGTATACCATGAACAAAAATGTATATTATTTTTGGGCATTTCCACGAAGGAGACACCCTTTGAATTTTTCAATCAAAAAGTTAGATTTTTACCTACTTTTTACGGTAAATCAGAACACAAAAAATCAATAAATACAAAAGTATCGATTATATTTAACTATTAAATATTCATTTCTTATCTTTTTAAAGGTAATCTGTTAAATATTCATTACAAAATGTTCGATATGATACTATATAGTCACAAAACACGAAGCGAACCGGGGCGGCTTCCCCGGTGGGGCGTTCCCCCCTCTCCCGGCACGATGCACCTTGAAAACGCATAAGAAACCCACCCTTGACCAGAGGTCAAGCAAGTTTCTTTTGTGGTCACTCCGTCCCGGCGAAGTTCCGGGAATGCAGGCTAAAGCATTCGAAAAAGTTCGCCTTCTGTGGAAGTGTACCTTGAAA